ACAAAAATTTAGTGGTCCTCTCAGTTCTACAGCAGGAGGAACTGATATAGATTATGCCCCCTTTTGGTTTACTGCAGCAAATTTCCTTTCATATGGAAACAACTTAACAGTAATACGATCTTTGGCTGATGGTGAATATTTCACAGCCGTAAACAGTGCTGCGGTCGATAGTGATGGAATGGGAATTCCTGTAACTGAAGTTGCTGGTACATGGGGTGGTGTATTCAATGATAAATCATATGAAGAATACACAAAAGTAGATGGACAAACTTTCTGTGCCAAGTATACAGGAAAATTAGGAAATAGTCTTAAGGTTGTAATAATCGACAATGGCTATGATCCTACAGATACAGATTACTTAAATGAATTTGATTCTGTACCTGATACTTCTCTTTATGTCAGAGATAAGACAGGAACACCTTCAGGAAGAAAGGACGAAATCCACGTTCTAATCATTGATAAATTAGGAGATTTCAGCGGAACAGTTGGTACTGTTCTTGAAAAATTCTTATTCGTATCAAAGGCACCAGATGCCAGAACTGCAGGCGGTGTAAACAATTATTATGTCAATGTAATTAACAATAATTCCAGATATGTTCGTTGGTTAGGACACCCAACTGCATCAGGTGGAACATTTGAATGGGGAGAGTCTGCACAAAACATTGGTGCAAATGACTCATATGCTACTTTAACTGGTGGAATTGAAGAGTACGATTTAGAAGGTGGTTCATTAGGAACCGGATTATCTACCGACTCAGAACTACCACAATTCTACACAAAGCATTTCGGAGACGCGGAAACTACTGATGTTTCTCTTCTAATTGCTGGTCCTGTTTCTGCAACAACTGCAAGAGATATTGTTGAAATTGCAGAAGCTCGTAAAGATTGCATCGCTTTCATTTCACCAAAGCCAGCATCAGCATCTGTTTCTTCTATGGATTTAGAAGATGTTAAAGCATACAAATCATCTTTAAATTATTCTTCTTCTTACGGAGTAATGGATTCAGGTTATAAACTTCAATACGACAGGTATAATGACGTATTCAGATATGTTCCTTTGTGTGCTGATATTGCAGGATGTTGTGTCACTACAGATTTAAATCGTGATCCCTGGTTCTCACCAGCAGGATTCGATAGAGGTCGTATTCAAAATGTTGTTAGACTTGCATTCAATCCAAATAAAACAGAAAGAGACGAACTGTACCGAAGAGGAATTAATCCGGTTGTTTCCTTTGAAGGACAAGGAACTGTTTTATACGGAGATAAAACACTACTTGATAGACCAAGTGCGTTTGACAGAATCAATGTAAGAAGACTCTTCATTATTTTAGAAAAAGCAATTGCAACTGCTTCTAAATTCCTACTCTTTGAGTTTAATGATGAGTTTACTCGAGCACAATTTAGAAATCTTGTCGAACCATATCTCCGTGATGTTCAAGGACGTAGAGGTATCACAGATTTCCGTGTTGTTTGTGACGAAACAAACAATACACCACAAGTAATTGATTCAAATAGTTTTGTTGGTGATATATACATAAAACCAGCAAGATCAATTAACTTTATCCAACTTAACTTTATTGCAACACCAACGGGTGTGTCATTCGAAGAGGTTCAGGGAGCATAATCCTAAGTAAAAGGAAAAACTAATGGCTAGAAATATATCAGATTTTATCTCACGTTTTGATGGTGGTGCAAAACCAAATCTTTATAGAGTGAGTATTTATCCTGGGGGTGTACCTGGAGTCAATGCTTCATTGATGAATTCTCAAAATGGTCCTGCTCTTATATTCATGGCAAAGGGTTCTCAATTACCAGAATCTACAGTTGGTGAGATTTTAGTTCCATATCTTGGTCGTCAAATCAAAGTACCTGGAGACAGAATATACGCAGACTGGACTGTTACTGTGATGAATACTGAAGGATTCGAATTAAGAAAAGAATTTGAAAGGTGGAATGCTGCTATAAACGGCCACGAATCAAATGTTTCAGATGGCAATTCTTATGATTGGACTTTTTCATCAGGCGCAATATGTGAGCAACTAAAAAGAGATGGAAGTGTTTCTCACTCTTATCAAATAAATGGTATTTTTCCAAGAGAAGTATCATCTATAGATGTGGCATATGATCAAAACGATGTTGTTTCCGAGTTTACTGTTACATTTGCATACACCTATCACGTTCCTCAAATTTAATAAAAGGTAATTTATATTATGGCATTCGAATTGTTTGGATTTTCTTTCGGAAGAAAGAAAGTAGAAGAACCTATAACTCCGTTTCCACCAGACCAAGATGATGGATCAACCATTATTGAAGCCGGTGGTTTGCAGGGTGTCTACATTGATTTAGATGGTACTGTAAGAAACGATATCGACTTAATAAGAAAATATCGTGAGATGGCTTTACATGCAGAAGTAGAAATGGCAATTGATGATATCGTCAATGAGACTATAACCGAAGACGGAAGTGGTAAATTTGTGGATATAAATCTTGATTTAACAAGATTGTCTTCTCAAGTTCGTCGTAAAATAACAGAAGAATTTAATAAAGTATTATATCTTTTAAATTTTAATACGGAAGGACCAGATATATTTCGTAAATGGTATATAGATGGTCGTTTGTATTATCATATTATACTTGAAGATAACCCTAAACAGGGCGCAAGAGAATATAGATTAATCGATCCTCTTCGTATAAAGAAAATAAAAGAAATCAAAGAAAAAGAAAAAGTAGGTAATGTAGAAATTGTAAAGAAAACAGAAGAATATTATCTTTATTTACCTACTGATAAAAACCCAATCCAAAAAAGTACATACCTTGTAAATTATCCAGATTCGCCAAATGCAGGAATCAAGATTGCTCCTGATTCTATCAATTATGTGCAATCAGGAATGATTGAAGCAAGAACCAATAGGGTTATTGGATATCTGCACAAAGCAATCAAACCTCTTAATCAATTAAGAATGGTTGAAGATGCTACTGTAATTTACAGATGGTCTCGAGCACCAGAAAGAAGAATTTTCTATATTGATGTTGGTTCTCTGCCAAAGGTAAAAGCAGAGCAATATATTCGTGATATTATGAACAGATATCGTAATAAAGTTGTGTACGATGCGGCAACAGGCGAGATACGAGATGATAGAAAGCATATGAGCATGTTGGAAGATTTCTGGCTACCTCGACGTGAAGGTGGACGTGGTACACAAATTGAAACTTTGCCAGGTGGACAAAATCTTGGTGAGATGGAAGATGTTCTATATTTCCAAAAAGCACTTTTGAGATCTTTGAATATTCCAATTACCCGTCTTGAGTCTAACAACGGATTCAACATGGGTCGATCTTCTGAAATTAATAGAGACGAACTCAAATATTCTAAATTTATAAAGAAAGTTAGAAACAAATTCAGCGAACTTATAACTAATTTTCTAAAAACACAAATACTTGCAAAACAAATTCTTTCAGAAGAAGAATTTGAAGAAATAAGACAATATATTAGATACAATTGGTCAACAGATTCTTATTTTGCTGAAAGTAAAGATTCTGAGATCATGTTAGACCGAATGAGAGTTCTCCGTGAAGTATCTGATTATTCTGGTAAATTCTTTTCTGATTATTGGATAAGAAAAAATATTCTTAGACAGACAGATGAAGAAATTGAAGAAATAGATATGCAAATTGAAGAAGAAAAACAACTTGAAATGGAAGAATTACAACAAGGTCAAGAGGAAGGTGCAGGAGGAGCAGGATTTACAGGACAAATGCCAGGACAGGTAGCAGGAGACGGTTCTGCTATTCCCACTCCAGGTGAAGAGGCTGCGGCAGCAGGAGAAGAAGCCCCACAACCAACCAAATTCTTATCAAATAAAACTATAAATTATGATGCATCTAGTCTGTTATAATAATAAATATAAGCATGGCAATAACAGATAATAAAAATTGGTATCCTTTAGGATCGGGTATTAATGGTACTGTTCGATCTATTTGTAAATATAGAAATGAATTATATGTTGCGGGAAACTTCACTGCAGCAGGTTCTGTTCGTGTAAACGGATTAGCAAAATGGACAGGATCACAATGGGTAAAAATAGCAGATGTGACTGGTACAATATATTCTTGTGTAGTATTCGATGATAAACTATACATTGGTGGCTCTTTTACTAAAATCAATAATTCTTCTATAACTAATTTTTCTTTTTACAATGGATCAAATTTTGGAATTATTGGTGTTTTCGATGAAATTGTTAAATTAAAAAAAATAGGCCAATATATATTTGCTTTGCAAAAATATAACCTAGGAGAAAATCCTATAGATAGCGTTTATGTTTACGATACGGCATTTCCTTCATATTGGCAAAAATATACTGAAATAATAAATTTACAATACGAATTTTTAGGAGACGAATCTACTGAATTTGATATTATTGATACTTCCAGTGTAGGATCAAATAATAATAAAATTCATATAAAAGATGTTTCTTTATTGGATTCAAAATTTTATTTTGTTAGGGGAAATATAAATTCTGCTGAAACCTTTAAAGATGAACTTTATCTTGGTGGTATTTTTTCAGATTCTATTATAAAAAAATTTAACGGATCATCATATTCAGATGTTGGAGAAGGAATACCCCTAACAACCACCACAAACAAAAACACAAATATATATTCTTTTTTTAATGATAATGATGAATATTTATATATTGGTGGTTATTTTAATAAAATTAGTACTAAAGATAAGACATCAGGAATATCTTCTGCTTCTATTGCAATATGGGATAATAATCAATATTATTCAATAGGAAATAGTATTTCTATTAATTATATTTATAATTTATATAAAAATAATGATACATTAATAGATCTACATACTGGTC